AGCAAGAAGTGGAACACCACCAACTGATACGGTCCGCCGTTATAAAGCCATTCGTCAAGAGAACCGGCTTCCCACACTGGGTACAGGTGCAGACCGATGGCGTTGCTGGAAGGCACGACAGCCCCTGAAATGATGTTATTTCCATATAGAAGTGATCCAGATACAGGTTCACGAATGCCGTCAATATCGACAGGAGGTGCAGCAATGAAGGCAATAATGAAACAGGTCGCTGCTGCCAATAGAGTTGGAATCATCAAGACTCCGAACCAACCAACATAAAGACGGTTGTTAGTACTGGTTACCCAGTCACAGAAGTCGTTCCAAATATTATTTTGTTGTTGTTGTTGAATTGTAGTGGTCATTTAATTAGTAGTTCATTTGTTCATTTCATCGGTAAGTAAGACCAGTTGTTATGGTGCTGGCAACCAATAGAAAGGAGGTCCGACTCTGAGGTGCCTCCAATCCAATTAATCTCTATCCCAGTTACCTGACAATGAGATCGTATCTAGACCCTCTACTTCAGAAGCCTCTGTGTGATAGGTAGGAGGCTCTATAACAGGGTCGGGTGGTATGTATGGTGCAATGGCTTCGTCTACTTCTTTTCTTACCTTGTAATCGATGTAGTAGTCTTCCAACTTCCACAACCATCCTTTAAGAAAGAAGGCGATAGGCAAAGGAAAATGCTTATCTATCCATTTGGCTATCGTTTTAAAATCATTTAACTTAAAAGTAATAGGCTCCATGAATTCACTGAAGCTTTTTGATTAAAACTCTAGAACAGTTTTGACGCAACTTAGCATCTCCATTTGATGAACTGGATATTCTTTTTATGATAAACCTGATGTTGTCATTGGCAGCAAGTTCTTCAATTGTATTCAGTGTTAATTGAGTTTCATCTGCAGCAGTAGCTTTACGAATATATCCATCTTGAGCTAGGGCTATGACTGTGGAAGTTCCATTTTTTGTACATGCATATTCAGCTGTGTATCTATAATTGCCTCCAGTAGGACTATACAATCCCAGTTCAAGTACAATCTCATAAACACCAGCTTCACTTACAGTGTAAACGCCAGCACTTTGTGAAAAGATTGAATCATTGAAACTGCTAGCACTATCGATACTCGTAATTGTTGTATTGGTCGTTGATCCAACAGCTTCATCACCAGTTGTATCCTTAAAGCAGGCACACTTAATTGTTGCTGCTGGGCCTTGTGGACCTTGTGGACCTTCTGCTCCATCAGCTCCATCAACTCCATCAACTCCATTAACTCCGTCTGCACCATCAGCTCCGTCTGCACCAGCTGGACCTTGTGGGCCTTGTTGACCTTGTGGACCTTGTGGACCTTGTGGACCTTGTGGACCTTCTGCTCCATCAGCTCCGTCTGCTCCGTCTGCACCAGCTGGACCTTGTGGTCCTGGTGGGCCTTGTGGGCCTACAGTTCCTGAACCACCTCTTTGTGTGAATCCTGGTAAAGGAGTAAATTGATACGGCATAACAAATTATTTTGAAAAGACATTGATACCTTTGTAATTATTATCTTGTTGGCCGTTTGGTTGATCTGAAGTGCGGTAACTTTGTGAGCCTCGTGGTCCCTGCACACCTTGTGGACCTTGTGGCCCTGGCGGACCAGCTGGACCTTGTGCTCCATCAATCCCGTCTCTTCCATCTTTACCATCAAGGCCGTCAAAACCATTTAGTCCAGGTGTACCAGCTTTACCAGCAGGTCCAATCATTGAAAAGCCTGGTGGCCAATACTCCTCTCCTTTGGGTCCATAAATAACCCAAGCGGAATAATCAATGTAGAACTCTCCAGGTCTACCTAGATCAGTATCTGGTGGTTCTGTTCCACTGAGTATTCCAAGACCATCTTGACCTGCATTGCCGGTGCTTCCCTTAGGTCCTCTTGCACCATCTTTACCGTCGAGACCAGGGATACCTTCTACACCTTGTGGACCTTGTTCTCCTTTATCTCCCTTTTCTCCAGTCTCACCTACTGGTCCCATTGGACCGAAGTCAGGTGCATATACTATTTGACCTGTTATTGGGTGAAGTTTGATCATTACTGAATTTTTTGAACTGTTTCTAGGAACCCACTTGTAGAGTTGTATGTCATAACTACAGTTCCTACAATCGTTCCAGAGGACCCACCAGTCCTGTATACAACTTGGGTGGGGTTTCCGTCAGCGTTATTGATTAGTGAGATATGATCATGTTCAGGTACGCTGATACCTGATTCCATTTGCCGCGTTGAATAACGACCGTGCGGCGAGGGTGCTTGTGGTGACATAATTAATTTAGACGTGTGACTTTTACCTGGCCTATACCTGAGTGGATAAATCCAATACGCTCTGCTGTCCCTTTGCTCAGGTCAAGAGAGCGTCCAGGTATGAAAGGTCCGCGATCATTAATACGAACAACCTCACAACCTTGGTAGCAAACTTTTAGTTTGGTCCCAAAAGGAAGTGTCTTATGTGCTGCTGTACTCGCGTATTGATTGTAACGTTCTCCGTTAGCTGTAAGGTTTCCATGGAATCCAGGTCCATACCAACTAGCCATAAGGAGAAGTGTAGTCCCAACTCCAATCATTTCTTCTTAACGCAATTATTTACTCGTGTACCCGACTTAACTTTTGTGCCTTGTTTTTTGTAGCCTTTCCAGCAACTCTTATCAAGCCTTGTCTTAGTAGCCTTTGCCTTTTTTACCGCCACCTTTACCTCCTTTAGATCCTTTACAGCCTCCTCGGCAAACTTTCTTTCCGCAGTTCTTACACATCACCACACTCCAGGGATAAGTTGTCCAGTCAATCCATAAGCGCCTAGTGCTGCAATAACACCAAGCATTGCCAAGCGACCATTAAGTCGTTCAGCTCTTTCGTTGTGAGTTTCAGTTACTTCAGTCATAATAATTGGGGGTTCTTTAGCAAAGATGTTTTGTCGGTTTCCGTCTTCAGTTGTTGTAGTCATGGGTGTACTCATTAAAAAAGGCATATCAATAATCGATGTTGGACCGTCCTAGTTTCTCGAACACATCATTGCGATAGGCAGGGTCAACGTCATACCTGGGATCAGACATTGCTGCTACTACTTCAGCTTGGCTACGGAATACATCTACTGTTTGAGGTGCAGATTTTCCAGACAACAAACGTCCTTCATAACCATTTACTTCCTCATACTCTGACTTCAAGCCAGCAACAGCTATTTTGATTGCTTCCATATTTCCACTTTCAATAATGTTGTCGAATGCATTGATGTATTGTTCGGGGAGATTATCACTTGCCCACGAGACAAGTTTGCTATAGGCTTCCTCACCTCCTGCTGAATTTTTAATCTGATTGACTTGACTGTCACTCAGATCAGCAGCTTGTTCAGGAGCTTGTACCTCTTCAGGATGTTTGGCTCTCATCTCCATGTATGCCTTAACCAAGTCAGCAGAAGACATGCTGGAGAACTGTTCCATGGTCTCTGCAGAGAGTTCACCTGTTTCAGCAAACTCAGTAGAGGCATCCATGATCAGAGTCTCGCTTGCTGAGTATTCAGGCTCTTCTTCAGTTTGTTCTACTTCTGTTTCTTCTACCTCTTCCTCTTCATTGCTGCCAAGCTTCTTCTGCAGCTCCATGTATGCTTTTTCAAGCTCTTCTGCATCTCGATACTTACCAGCGAGTAGCTGCTGTTCTTCCTGTTGCATCTCCTCTCCACGTTGGAGAGCTTCTACTTCTTCTTCGTTGAATTCAGGCTGATCAGCAGGGGTGGGATCATACGTCAGTGTAGCCATGTGCAGTAATAGTTTCTAAGTTTCCAAGTCCAACTTTTGTCACGTAGTTGGGTGAACGTCCGAGGGTGGGTGTGCCTACTCTTCTGGTTTTCATATTTCCAAGTTGATTAGGCACCGGCTCTTCTACGGTGAGTTCCGGTTTCTCAGTTGGGGGTTGCTCAACCTTGCGGGAGGTCCGTTCCGGCTCCGTCTGTGTTGGCTTCCTGCGTTTCCGGGGGGTTGTCTTGTCCATTTAATTCTGGGTTTTTACTTGGGTCCATTAGTGGTGCACCTGCAAGCTGGCCAGCTTGATCCACGAGGGACCTCTGCATACCTTCTTGCATCATCATTTGTTTGTCCTGCTGTAGTGTCTCTGGTGTCTTGATTAGATTCAGAACATCAATGCCCTGAGCTGCTGCAAGTCTCTTGAGATATTCAGTAGGATCAATAAACTTTTGGATTGCTTCAGGACCCATTGTCTGAGCAATCGTTGTAATGAATTGCACGAGTTGTTGAGCGTCTTGTCCACGTCCCAATGCATTGATGCCAGCCACAATCTGTGGGCGAACATAATCTTTAGGGATCTTTGGCAGCTGACCACTACGCTGCAGCACCATCAAGGTACGAGCTAAGTAGGGCTTGAGGAACTCATCAGTCATGAGACTAAAGAGCCCGCCAAGTTGCTGCTCCAATTGCAACTGCGTGTATTGAACTTCAGTACTAGTTGTGCGCTCAGAATCACGAGCAGCAAACACTAGGAATGCATCTTGTAATCTCTTCTCAATCTGTAACGCCATATCAGCAGCTGTCCTGAAGTCTGCTGTCTTACCACCAGTTGTGATGCAAGCAATGTCATCAGGTCTTCCTGCAACGATTGCACCATTAGGTGCGTTCGTCAGAGTCTGTGGCTTAGTAGTGCTTGAGGGAGATACTGTAAAGATCACCTTTGCTGCTACAGCAGAGCCTTCCACAAGGGCCTGAGAGAGTGCCTCAAGAGACTTGAAGTCTCCAAGGAATTCTTCTACTCGACCTCTTCCGTAATCCTCTCCATCGACAGACGCAAAGCGAAGAACTAACCAGGGTGAGGCAGACTTGGGTGCTGTGCTACGGCTATTAGGGACGATCTTATCTTCGATCTCCTGATGCCAGGTCCAGCGACCGCTCTTCTCATCCATACGGACGTAGGTATACACTTCTACGTCATCATCTTTTGAATTTGAATTGATACCATCATTACCTACAGCGTTAGGCTTAGGTTCAGGCATTGGGAAACCAAGCAGTTTCCGTGCAATCAATTCCTTAGTTACGATCTCACATACATTCCCATCACCATCTCTGTTGACAACATAACGGTTAAGAGGGAAGCACTTCAGACCTTCCTTATGCATGAACAACAGTGCGTTTCCACCAACAACTAAATGCTTTAGTGCTTGGTTGAGAACAACACGATCATTAGATGCATTGATGTAATCCATGACCATCCTCTCCATCTTGGAGAAGGACAGCTCCATCTCAGACCGTATCTCTGCTGGTAGTTCAGTGCCGAGCTTATCGTCACGAACTTGTAGCTTAAAGAATGTAGTCTGAGGTGGAAGGAGAGCCAACAACAACTTACTAGTTAAAGTCGTTACTGTTTTGGCCCCCACTGATTGCCATGGCGTAGGAAGATTCTTATGTGTTTCTCCGCTGTCATCATCTTTAATGAGATAAGGGAGTGTAAGGCGTGAGCATTCGCGAGCTGTATCTAAAAACTGAGACCGACCACCGGTCAGTTCTGCATAGCGAAGACGTGCCTTATACATTCACGCCTCCAGAGGGTCCAGCATCGCTTCCTGTATTCAAAGGAATTCTCAGCTGACCTGATCCTTTATTGACAATGCCTGCAGCTTCTCTCCTGCTTTGTTTTTGCTTTACCTTGACACCTTCTTTGTTTGCTTGCAGATCCTCAGGTGGCTTGGGAGGTTCTGGTGCAGGTGCAGGAGGTGGCGAAGCAGGGGGAAGCGGGGGAGGCTTTGGTGCAGATGATGGTCTTGATTGATTAAATAAACACATAGTTAATCTTCTTCTTGTTTATTGAGTACCCACTCAACAACAGAACGCTGACCAGCTTGATACATGATCTTTGCGATGCTGTCGTTGGGCTTTGGGTTAACGGGTGGGAAGTACTCCTCCATTTCATTGAGTAGAGCGCCAAGTTGAACGCCCTTTGTTTCGAGGAGAGATAGTGTTTGGTTAGGCATACTGGGGTAGATTAATGTTGCTGTGCTCAAAGAATGCTGGCATTCTCGAAGCTTTGGTGAAGGAAAGTTCAGGTGCTTTCCCCTGATACATAAGGTTGTCGCTTTGTTTCAGCCAAAAATTTTTGTCCAATTTTTTGTCACTAGTATTTGTACTTAGTGGCTGCATGACCCAGTTGATTGTTGCCTTCCTTAGTTTGTCCAAGGAAGGAGAACTTTCCAAGCCAAGTTCCTTGCACACCAGCGAGTTTGCAGCGACATGAACTTGTTCATCTCTGCTGATGTCTGCGCTAACTGTTCGCATACCAGCGTCACCGCAAGCGCGGAAGAAGGGTAGTAGAACGAAGAAGATCGCACGTTCGGCAACCATTGCCTTGAGGATCGTGTGATCAGGATGCTCCATCCAAGCCTCACGTAGCCTCTTCGCTTCCGCCTCAGCCTTCGGATCAACACCGTAAGCATTGGCGATGTAACCAAGAGCGATGTCGTGATTCTCCTCGTCCTTAACATTCGAGAGTAACAACTCTCTTGCGTGAGATGGCACTTCAGTGGCCAGAGCATCAGTAATAAATTCTCCTACGGGTAATTCCATATGGCGCATGGCAAGTGCCCTGTAGATCACTTCTTCTGCACCTTCCTTAACTAGACCAGCATCTGTCTGTACTGGTGTCCACTTTCTTTTTCTATTTAATAGTTTCTGATACGGATTCATTCTTGACAATCACATTGAAGATCTTTTTTATCCAATGACAGGAGATCATTCAAGTAATCATCAACGTCGCTGTCTTTAAGAGCAGCATAAGCATCTGATTTATCTTGAGTATCACCCATCACCTGGAGTGAATAATAAAGGGAAGTCTGCGGAGATGCTAACCACTCTTCAATAAATGCCTCATCGTATGTGATCATGTCTGACCAAGAATTAAACGAATAGCCGTGAAGAAGTCCCGTATTATTGAGCAGCGTCATAATTCCATCCGCTACTCGCTTGTAATTTTCCCAACCTACCTCGCTAGCAATTTCGACTGATCCATAATTATATGTTTGTACTCCAAAAGTACCTGAGTCGCGATCGACTGTCTGCGAGATAGGTGGAGCGATTTCTGGTGTTGCAGTATAACCATCCAGATCCACGCTTCGATAGCTGCAGGAGGCAGTGGGAGCGATAGCAAAGGCTCTGACCATATTATTGTTGCGAGCAACTCCGGCTGCAATCTTGATACCAGAGTCAACCTTTGCCACCAGCTCATAGGCAGGTGATCGTACATCTTTTCCTTCAATGTACTGTTCAAGTGCACGTCCGAACTGTTCATAAGTGATGCCATAACGGCGAAGAAGGTTTGCTAGACCCAGCATTCCAAGACCAACTTGACGGTCTACTGCTGGTGAAAGATATTCACCGCTTGCATCTACATTTGTTTTTCCATGCAGTTCACACAGCTCGATCATCCCCTGCTCAAATGCACGAGGGATCTCATCAAATTCACATGCCCCGAGGTTCACATGTTGGAGCAAACAAGTACCACGTGAAGGTAAATACACCTCTAAACATACATTGCCTCGGATACGTTCACCTGCGTCGTTATATTTTACTTTATTGAGCCAGATGTCACCTGATTTGATTCCATGTAGCAGGTCTTCCTTAAACGTACAGGCTTGCCACCATTCATCTGTGATGTTGATGCACCGCTTGACCCACGGTAGCTCTGCTCTTGAAGTAGTGACAAACTCGAAAGCATCAGGATGACTAAGATCCAGATGCAAAACAATGGCACCGTTCTTATAGACCCCTCCTCGTCGGAGAATCTCATTAAGTGTCGAATAAATTTTACCAAAACTTACAGGTCCTGAAGCTGTTACTCCCGAAGGTCTGAGATGCCCACGGGGATCTAATTTTGAAAGATGGATGGCACAACCTGCGCCGAACCTCAAGGCGTGGCTTGCGAACCTCCAGCTGGCCTCAATTCCGTTCGGACCCTCCATTTCGTTTTCGACGGTAAAGACCGTGCATGACACCGGGAGGCGTCCCTTAGGTTCATCAATCCATGATTGAACTCGACCAGTTCGAGAGATATAGTTAGACATTAGTTAATAAGTGTGGATAGTTCTGGTGGCGCATAGTTGGGTCCCTTCAGCACCTTCCCGTCGCCTCTGTAAATGGGTTTGCCGTCTTCCCCGAGCTTTGACATGTTCGATGCATGAACACGCCTCATAGCCTCATCTAGGTCCCAGTCTTGGGACGCTGCGAATTGGTAGCAAACATAGACAAGATCAGCGAGTTCTTTCAGCTGATTAACTTCAGGTTCATGGTGGTAAGCCTCATGGAATTCACTCCACTCTTCATCGATCAAACACTTCTGGATCGGTCTCGCTTTCGTTCCACATTGCTGAATATTGTAGGACTGACGAAACTCCTCCGCCTGATCCATCAAACTCTTGCACGTGATGTAATTCATTTTCTAAATAGTGGATTGCTTTTTCTAGATCTTTGATTTTGTCGTCTTTATAGCCAGCTCTGCAGATATACTTAACAGCATTCCCCAGATGAAAGTTTAGGTCTTGGTCTCTAATGAAGTCCCAGACTTGGATTCTTCCTCTCTGGTAATAGCTTGGTCCTTTAGTGGGTGAATGGGCCATTGTTTTACTAGGTTTGATACATTGTTACCAAGAACAAAACACTGCTCTTGAAGTGCTAAAAATACTGTGATGATATCTTCTTTCCTTGTTGATGGATGATTTAAAGCATCCTCAATCTGACGCATCTTGAACTGCTGTTCCATCGTCATTGTCCCGATTGGCATAGGCGGGACTCCATAGTATGGGTCTTTGATTTTTGAAGTCATAATCATCTGCGGTAAGGATCTTTGCAAGTCGTGCGTTTTGTAGTGCTACCTCTTCAGAAAGATCTTTGCTGGCGAATGCCTTCACAACTGTTTTCCAGCTGTAACCTTCCTCTTCAAATAGTGTTTGTGCTCTCTTCACACCGAAAGACGGTGCTCCGGCATAGCCATCGGTCTGGTCACCAGCCAAAGTCTGGATCAAATGCCACTGTCTACCTTCTTCTGGTGTGATGACTGTGACTTCTTTCATGTCATACAATCGACCAGGAATTTGTTTCATATCCTTGTCAGGTGACACGATGCAACTATCGGGATACTTGGTTGCATAAATCCCCATCGCATCATCTGCTTCAAGTGACGGAAGTATTACTACTTGGTACTCATCTTTCAGCTTGTTGATGACACGTCTATAACCACAAGGTTTCTTCCTGTTTCGGTGACCCTTGTAGTCCGGCATGATTTCCTTACGAAAGTTAGTGCTATCCGAAAAGAACAGAACCAACTCCGGTGTATCCCATAAAAATTTTTCAGCTATTTTTTGAAGGTCTCTTTTTACGTTTTGATATGCCTCACTGAATTTAGAAGTTACAAGGATTACATCATCACCAAAGTCGATCTCGTCTTCAGCACTGGCACAATTCTTGTAGACAATAAAGTCAGCATCGATAAATAGTTTCATACGGTAGTGGATGATTTCTTCCAAAAGTTTTCGAGTCCTGGTGGTGTTCGCTCAGGTGTAGCCCACTGGACTTTCCACTCGGAGATGTCACCTTCTGGTGTAACCATGATGGGATACACAGGAGCTTTGACTTTGTAGGCGTTATTTGATTTCCAGCAATTATCTGATGGATACCAAACTCGACACTTAACATCAAATTGGTAGGTCTTGTCTTGGTAGACCATCATGAAATCAGTCTTACCTGTGCATGAGAGGTTAGGGAAAACCTCAGCACCCTTCCAAGCGCATAGTGTTGTGACCCACCGTTCAGCAAGATCACCCAGCCGACTTTTGTCAGTGAGTTTCTCCCCAGGACGTGCCCGTTTTGGCTTCCGCTGCAATGGGACATCTGAGCTTATAGAACTCTCCTGCTGCTGCTGCGCTAAATACCAAGGATGAACAAAGGTCGTCAGCGTGTTCTGGTGAGCATTCAAATTGTAATTCGTCATGTATAAATGCAAGCTGTGATGCACACAGCTGGGTAGATTTAACTGTTTCGTGATTGATTAACATCCAGCGTTTTGCCAGAATGGCGGAATTACCCTGAAGGCAGAAATTCAACGCCTTATGAGGCGAATCCACTTTAATTTTTCTTCCATCGAGAGCTTTGATATATCCTCTCTCTGCAGCCTTCTTAATTGCAACCAAGAGATCACGGAGTCCTTCAATCGCATCAATGTAGGCTTCTTTGATTTCTTTGCCTTTCTTCTTAGCGGCTTTGGATGAAAGAAGTTTGTCATAACTGTGTCCAATTTTTTCATCACCAGCTCCATATAGGAACGCATATGTGATTGTTTTCACTTGAGATCTTGAAACGCCCACCTTGTCCGCATTGACTTGATGGATGTCTCCGTTGAGGAGGATCTCTGCATATCGCCCAGAATCGTACCTAGATAAGAAATGCGATAGCATTCTCAGCTCGACCCCTGACAAATCAGCACCGACCATAACTTGGCCTGGAGTAGGAATAAATAATGCTCTAATTCGTTCATTACTTGGTACTTGTGCCAAATTAGGATTTCGGTGACTACATCGAAAAGTTGCAGCCCCTGTTGAACAATAGTGATGAATCCTAGACTTCGTACATAGCTTCAGCCATGCGTTCGCGCCTTCCGAGATCATCCCCAATATCTTTGTAATATTGAGCAACTTGAGAAAGTCCCCGGCAATTGTAATCCCATCGGAGACAGCCTCTTTCAAGGTAATCTCGTCTACTATTGGCTTCCCAGTATTGGTCAGTTTCGTCGGATTCCAACCATGAAATGTTTGCAGGATCCATGAAATATGATCTCTTGATGAAGGGTTTAATTCTTTGAGTCTTGTGAATGTTGCGCCCAGTACATAGCCTTGTGTTTTGTTATTTCTTTTAGGAGTTTTTTCCTCGCCTTTGACGTAAGGATGCCTGTCTCGAAGTATTTGTTTAGTCTCTTCAAGTTCTTTTCTGAAAGACGATGCAAGCTCCCATGCAGCTCTTTCATCAAATGCCCATCCATGTTCCTCCTGTTTGTTGAGTAGTTCAGCGATTTGGTGCTCGAAAGTCACCCATTCAGGTATTTGTGGAAATGCTTCCATAGTTTGGTGGTTACCTTTACATCTTGTTCGCAGTAGTCCTGCATCTCTTGGGAGTAATTAGTCCAATCAGATGTCTTGCCAAATGCACCTTTGTATTCACCTAGACGGTATCCGTAAGACTCCAAGCTGTGCCTTCCATACATACCTAGTGGCATGTTTGGCCAATTATTAGCCTTGTCTACACCCATCATGTCGGGGTGATATAAACGGCTTAGAAGTAAAGTGTCAATGACAGTCGTAGGTTCAAACCAAGGATAGATTTTTTTGATCACCGGTACGTCATAAGAGATGACGTTATGACCAATGATTACATCCGCATCGTGTAACCTTTGAACACCTCTAATAACCGGTTCCGAATCACCACTATCGTTGTACGAAATGATGTTATTTGTCTCTGCATCGTAGATAGAAACGCAGTGGATGGTGGTAACATCTTCTTTTAGTCCGTCTGTTTCAATATCAAATACAAGAGTCAATTCCCTTTCCATTTGTAGGTTTTGTCCACGAATTGTGCACGTTCTACCGCTTCAGATGTAGGCGGATTGGGTTTATGCAACTTCATTGATTGGAATTCAGAAATCAGTTGCTGGGTCGAAGTCTTTGTCTGGTTGAGTTTCATTAAATGAGCAAGTATCGAGGTTATACGAAAGTGAACAAGCTATGCCTGTTTCCCCTGAGTATCGATTCTTAAGGATTCGGACAGTTGTTTCGCCAGCTGAATTGTCTGATTGCTGATCCCGCTCAAGTGCGATGACGCTGTCAGACAACTGTGCAATCGCTGCGCTTCCACGTAGCTGAGATAGAGATACTCTTTGGCCCTCTTCATGTCCTGAGTCTGTTGATCCACGTTTCAAATGTGATACAAGGAACAATGCAATCCCTGTACGTTCAACTAGTGAACGCAAGCGAGTCATTGTTTGATCAATCATTCGTCGTTCGTCTCCATCGAGACCTGACATTAGGATTGATAGGTGATCAAGAAAGATAATTTTGCAATCTAAACCTGATGCTAAATACTCGATCCGATTATAAATAATATCAGGATCGAAAGAACCGAAACCATCGAAAAGATAAAGACCCCAGTTATTAATACTGGCGTCAAACGCTGCCGTAAGTTCTTCATGGGTGTGCTCTCCAAGTGTGAGGTTTTTACCCACTGCAGCTGACATTATTCCGAGAGCTGTGCGCCGATTTGACTCTTCAAGCGCCAGGTAACCAACCCGCTCTCCCGAGCGAAGAAGGTGAGTGCATAAGTCTCTACATACGCTGGACTTTCCTTGACCAGATCCTGCAGTAATAGTTGTAAGCTCTCCAAGCCTGATCCCGTGTAGTTTTCGGTTGAGTCCTTTAAAGGGGTATTCATAATCTGCTGGGGGTTGTGGTGTAGTTACTAATTTGAGTAGGGATTTAGCTTCAACAATTCCGTCTGGACGGTGCTGTGTGTGGTCGTAATTACATACAGCTCTTATTGCTTCAGTATCACCTGCTTGTAGAGCGTCTGAGGCGTCTTTATATGCCTCTAGAAAGCCGATGTAAGTCTTTCCAGGTGGTAAGACACCGGCAGCTTGTTTAGCGCCCTCCTGACCGGCTTCATCGTTATCGAAAAACAAGACGATCTTGTCGTATTCATTGATCCATTCATAGTTATGTTGGATCGCTTTCTTTGCAGATGGTGCACCATTAGGAATCGAGACCACATCCCAACCGGGTTGTACCTCCCAGACAGACATTGCATCCATCTCCCCTTCAGTGATTACCAGCTTGGTTGCACGTTTGCTGGTCTTTCGACGGAAGTTCTGCATACCAAACAGGGTCTTGACCTGCCCTTCACACTTGAACTCTTTACCTTTGGTTCTTACCTTGGCTCCAACAGGTTTTCCGTCTTCGTAGTAGTAATGCCTTAGGGTGTTGCCATCCTTATAGGTTTTGAAGTATTCACATGTTGCTTGTGAAATACCTCGCTTCTGCAGCCGTTCAGCTGAGCCTTGCATAAAGATTTCATCGAACATTGATGAT